ATTATGCAGCCACCTCTTGCCATCCTGGAGGTGTTATAGGCGCTGAACCTGTATTAACTTCGTTCCAGATCAAAGCAGTACCAGATCCTTGGTTCATAGTCAAGCTTAAACCTGTAAGCTGTATATCTATATGTATTACAATATTAAATGCTGAAGAAAGTCTTACTTCTGCTGGTATTCCTGTAAGAGGAACTTCTTGACTAGGGACTGCTGTAACAGTTCCTAATCCAGCTGTCATAGCTTGACCTGTTGGACTTGCACCTGCTCCAGCTTGACCAACAAGTGTGCCTAAATTTGCAGTTATTAAATTTCCAGTTACAGAAGCATCTGGTGCTGGGTCTACAGTACCAAGAGTTGCTTGTGCTACATTTAAAGTATTAAGAGTTAAAGTAGCTGTACCTGTAGCTGCTAATGTTCCGGTAGCAGCTGTCATTGCAATACCTGTTACAACTGCAGTTGCAAATTGACCTTCAACTCCCCACGCATTTACATTCCAACCTTGTCTACCCCAACCTGTTTGGTTGAATGCATCTATGGTTCCAAGACCCATAGACATTGCAATACCTGAAGCCATTGCATCAGGACCAGCATCCGCTGTTCCTTCTGCTGCAGTTAATGCAATACCAGTTGGAAATGCTTTTGTTTGAATGTCAATGGTTGTAGAACCAAGAGCAGTTGTAATAAGTTGATTATTATTTGTAGATGGACCGGTAGATACATCAACAGATGCTACAACAGTTCCTAAGGTAGCTGTAACAGCATCACCAGGAGCTATAAGATTTCCTGCAATGCCCCATGCAAAATCATTCCAACCAGCTCTACCCCAACCAGTGTTGATTTCACCGACAGTTGTTTCGTCACCTAAAGATGCACTAAAGGCAATACCCGTAACCGTAAAAGTTGGGTCTGCTAAATCATTCCATTGGTTTTGACCCCAGACACCGGCACCCCAAGTTCCTGATCCACTCAT